GATCAGGTGCCATTAAGTTGTTTTGCTATCGAACAACATCTTTTCATAGCCGGGCTGGGGGTTTTTATAGAAAGGAAAAGGACATGAAAAAGTTTTTCACAACTCTATGGGAGTCGATCGCAGCGACCACAATAGACGGTCGCCAAGGCTGGATGGGAGGTGACCGATGAGTAAAGTAGACACATCCAGCCTAAGAGCATTAATCAAGCGACATTTTACAGATGACATGCTCAACGACATGGCGGACATCTTGCAGCGCAAAGCAAAAGATGAAGCATACATCAAAGAATTCATATTAATTCAACTCGAATTTGCCTACTTGCATGGCAAGATTGATGGGATTGCGGAGTCTCACCAATGATGTCAACCCTTTACAAAGCCATTGCGGAAGCCGACGAATTCACAAAGACGCGAGACAGAATCCTGTCAGACTGGAATTTTTACCCAAAACAAAAACGACAGGCCATATACGACAGGCATTACAGGCTTATGGTTGGAATGATGGACAAATACAGACTTAGCACCTGCCAGCGATGCCATCGAGCCATTAAAACCGAATCGAGTATCGAATACTGCGAATGTGGAGCATTTCTATGAGCACAGAACGCGACAAAACAGAAACCAAGCGGATCGCTGACCATTTTGGGCAGCTTATTACAGACATCGAGAAAATCCGCGAAAATGCGAAAGACAACACGATTCTGCGACTTGCAATAACCGGATTCACCAAAGACGAGACCAAAGAGTACCTAAGAACCATAAAAGAGTTTAACTGCCTCGGAATGCAGTACCTAAAACCCTAAGTCCTTTCTATGGGCTCCGCCGGATGGCCTGCGAACCACCGGCGGGGTTTTTGAAAGGATAACAATAGAAAGGAATGTGCGAAATGAATGTTACATACGATAAAGAATTTAGAGCAAAAGCAAAACAGCAAGGTAAAGGGCTTTTTACGCTATCTGTCACGAACACCAAAAAACAAACAACGACAATACAATGCCTACTGGATGACTTCACACTCAATCGAATAATGAACGAAGTCAACGACACGTTGAAACAAACAAAGTAACCCATTAGAAAGGAAAAACAAATGACCAACGAGAACCAAATCCAAGAAGCAACACCCGTAGAAACACCAAGCACAGAAATGATGCGGATTACCGCAGATGGAGACCCTGAGATTATGCTCTCCATCCTTGAAAAGAAAGCAGACCTCGCACCACGATGGGCCGCAGCCATCCACAAAATACTGATCGCCAACACCCTGCCTGACGACTGGACAGAACAGGGAGGCAAGATGTGCCTTTCCTCGGCAGGTGCCGAACGGGTCGGAAGAAGCTTTCCGATCAACGTTTATGGGATACAGCCTAAAAGGGAAGATTTCTTGGACGCAACCGGAAAAGGATATCGATACATTTTTTCTGGATACGGCCAGATGGGAGACCGCACAATTTATGCAGAGGGAACATACTCGACACGCGACGAGTTTCTCGGCAAGAAAGCCGGAGAATTTAGACCCATCGAGGACATCAACGAAAACGACATCCGCTCGGCGGCCAACCATATCTTTATGGGCAACGTGATCAAAGGACTGCTCGGACTTCGCAACATCCCGAAAACCCAATTTGACGAGATTATGAAAACCTGCGGAAAAGACCCCACCGCAGCTAAGACGGTCAATCGCGGCTCTGGAACGCAGGGCGGAACAACCGCAGACGACACCAAACGCCAGCAAGACTTAAGCAAGGTTTTAATCGACATGGCCAACGCTCTGGTGATGATTCAGGTGGACGAAAAAGGTAAACACTACCTCGAACAAACCTCGGAGATTTCGGACGCGATGGAAGTCGCCAAGGCAAGCTGTAAAGCCCTGACCTCTTTCTACTCTAACAGGGACAAGAAGATGGCAGATGGCATCGACAGCATCAAAGCCCTTAAGGGGCAAAGACTTGAGATCGCACTCAAGAACGCAATCGCACTATGGGAAACCCACCAGAAAGGACAGTAAGATGCTAAACATCCAATCCGGACTCGAAGCAGTCCTGAAACCAAAAAAGAAACCACACCAAAACCACGTCAACCGCATTAGTGGGATAGATGACCCATGCCTAAGACGCCTATACTACTCACGTCACGACTGGGACAAGGCAGAACCCAACGACAACCGCCTCCAAGGGACACTGGAAACAGGAACAATGCTCGAACCATTAGTGGAAAGACTGATAAGCGAAGTCGGACACGCATCAAATCCACCGTTTAGGGTAGTCGGCACTCAAACCACCACAGACGACAAGCTCCTGAAAGAATACCAAATCTCAGGAACCATCGACGGTTTTGTGCAGGAAAAGACAGAAAACGGATGGACGACCCTTGGGGTGGTAGACATAAAGACCATGAGCCCAAACGTGTACCCGCAGATTAACTCTTATGACGACCTGTGCAAGTATTCATGGACGCGCCGATACAGAGGACAGCTTATGCTTTACGCACTGGCCCACAACATCGAGGACTGCTTTATTTTGGCGGTTAATAAGGCCAATCTCTTCGATATGAAATTCATCCACTTTAAGGTGGATATGGCCTACTGCGAAGAACTCCTCAAGAAAGCCGAAACGGTCAACGAGGCCATCAGTGCCGAGACACCGCCCCAGGGAATCAACGACCCTGATGAATGCCCGACCTGTAAGTTTTATTCATTCTGCAGCCCAAGCCTGAAACTGGGCGCAGAGCTTGAGATGGTCGATGAACCAGAACTCGAATCAGTCCTCGAACGCATCGCAGACCTGACGCCGGCAGTCGATGAATACGACGAACTGGTCAAACGCCGCGACCAGTTGCTTATTCAGGGCAAAAACATCGTCTGTGGACACTGGATAGTCCAATGGAAAGAGATCGAGAAGAACTTTAAGCCACAGCCCGCAAAAGACGGGTTTGTAAGAATTGAGTGGCGCAAGGTTATCACAAAAACAGCTTAAGAAAACGAGAAAACAACCCTGTTCTGCAACCATGCAACAGGCATGGATGCCGAGGATAAACCAATGGAAGTAACCACCGTCGCTAACGCGATAGAGACAAAAATTGTACAGATACAGGCAGCTATTGAGCACATCGAAGAACTGGCCCAGGAAAAAGCCGAGACCCTGGCCAACTACGACAAGCAATGGGCCATCACATGCATACGCCTGAAGAACGGCGTCCCTTACACATTAGGGACAGACACCATCCAGAACCCACCGGCAACCCTTATAGACAAGATCGCTAAAGGTATTTGTTTTAAGGAGCGTCTCGCAGCCGAAAAAGCCGAGGCGCTCTATAAAGCGATGATTGTTCGGATTGACGCCCTGCAGTCCCAACTCAACGGATACCAATCCATCAACCGGCACTTAGCCACAATCGGAGACTAAAATGTACCAGATGAGCCTATTCGAAAGAACCCACACCAAGCGGCATGACCCCATCCAGAGCGTCAAAGCCGCCGCCAAAGTGGAATCCAACCTGACCGCCATGCAAGCCTATGCCTTGAGCCAGATAAAACTCAGGCCAGGACTTACCCGCAGCGAGTGGCAGAAACATGACCCGAAAGAGAAAGTCTGCAAGCGAGCCTATGAGCTGGAACGGGACGGTTTGATACTTCGGATAAAAGACATTAGAACCGGCGAATACCGGATATTCCCAAAGGACTAACGCGATGTACCAAATAAAAAACTACGCAGAGTTATACATGCCAACAAACTCTAAAGGTGGTGATTTGATAAACGCAAAATATGTCAAGCTCCCAGTAAATCCAAGAGGTAAAGGCTTACGGTTTTTATTAAAACGATACAAGGATGGTATAGAGATATTTGGAATTTGGGCTTTACTGTTGGAGGCGGCAACGGAAACCACAAAACCTGAGCTGAGAGGGAAATTGCTCAACCATAGAGATGAACCGGCCTCAATCCAAGAGATATCTGAGTCCATCAGTATGGAGGGACATGAGAAAAAGGTAGAAAACGCCATAAGTGCCCTAATAGAAGTGGGTTGGATTGAGTACGTACAAGATACGGAGTCTGTACGGACAGAGTACGGACAGAGTACGGACAAGGTACCCCCTAAGATAAGTAAAGATAAGATAAGTAAAGACAATGAATACAGAGACTGTGAAATCTTTGAAAAAGCCAGAGAGCTATTCAAGGGAACTAAGCGAGGCATTGTAACTGAATTCAATAACTACAAAAAGCACCATGACTGGAAAGAGGTTCTCCCGCTTTTAGAGCCGGCTATCAAAAAAGAAATCGCCCACAAAAAAGCTTTGAAAGAGGCTAATAAGTTTTGTCCACAGTGGGCCGATTTTCAGACATGGATAAACCAGCGGCGATGGGAACAAGAATTTGATGAACAAAAGCAATTGACAGAAACGACCATCGACTATCAAAAGAGGGCCTATGAAAAATATAAAAAAGAACACGCCGAATTTGTTATGACCGCCGCATTGGAAACACTGAGGGTAAAGTCGCAAAATGACTGGATGATGCAGAAACTGATACAGGAATTGAGGCCGGATTATGAAAAACGAAATACCGGATGACGCGGGTGTATATTTCAGAGACGCAAACTGAAAATTTTATCACTGGACAGAAATAATTAAAGAGGAAAACAATGGAACGAATGGGATTCGAGAAAAACAGACGACTACAAAGGGACTTCAAGAACCGCAGCGAGACAGCGATTATTGGTGGCAAGACCTGTAGTTTTAGATCACAAGGCGAGATTCGACTGGCCAATTATCTGGAACTCCTGAAAGTCGGCGGCCACATCAAAGACTGGGCCTTTGAGCAAACCACGTTCCACTTTCCAGACGACAAGTACCTGGTGGACTTCGACGTACTCTACCCTGATGGCCGATTCGGATATTTTGAATACAAGGGTATGTTTGACGCCCGCAGCCGCCGCAAATTAAAGCTTCTGATGAAATACAAGCCCGAAGTAGAGCTGACACTGGTCTTCGGCAGCAAATCGGACGCCCGCAGGGTATCGCGGCCAATAGCGAACTTCTGCAAGCGGATTTGTGTGATGACCGCTAAAGGACTTATTGATTTAGACAGAACAGAAACCATACGAAAATAGAAAGGAAAAAATTATGACAGGCGACAAAATAATAAACCATTTCCCACTGCTCTCTGGGCCAAACCGAGAGGGAACAGACAAAAGAACGCTGTGTGGTGAATTTGTCAGGACAGAACATTGGATCAACGGAACAAAAACCTACCACATGTTCTCAATCTTCCCAGAAGAAATAAAATGCAAGAAATGCAAGAAGCTTGTAAAGGGATCAGGCTTAGTAAGATACGAAAACATGATGGAAAATCCATTCTAAAACAAGAAAAAGGACTACTATGAGAAATGTATTCACACGTGATGAATATGCGGACATGAGAGAAGTCGCGGCAGAACTGAAAGCTGGCCTTAAGGCCATACAACATGAAGCGGCGAAAGAAAACCGCCTAACGCTATCTATAGCGCTTGAGGCAATGGGCGAGAAAGCAGAAACCTTGTACTCTTGGTTTGATGATGTTCTCGGCAAAACAGACAAATAAAGCAAAGGATATGTTATGAAAGACATACCACTGGAAGATATGACAAAAGAAAGATTGCTTGTTGAGTACAAGCATTATGTTAATGCCACAGAGCTAAAAGAGAAAGCGTTCATCGAGTATTTAAAAAGCGAAATCGCTATTATGCCAACTGCAACTGCGAGCGAATATGTTCGAGGTCAAGTTGATATGGCAAGATTGGCCATTTTAAAAGCAAAGGAGATGTTATGAAAACACCAATTGTTGAGGAATGCAAAACAATCGTAAACCACGATATTAAGAAGCGTAAGTTCATCGAGTGGTTGGAAGATTTGTATAGTAACGACCCTGATGTTGACGAATACGTAGAGATGTTTCTTGCAAGAATCATCGACAAAGCAAAGGAGATGCTATGACATTCACGGCAACCGAAATCGGGATTATTCTTGAAGCACTGGATAACACCGTAGAAAAGACAGTGTACGGCTGTTTCTGCTATTGCATGCCAACCCTATGCCAGAATTGCACTCGAGCAAAGGAATTATCCGACAAGATAAAATCAGAATTGGCAAAGGAGAACAAAGAATGAAACATGAGATAAAACATAAAATTACAGGAAATGTATTATTTTCGCTCAAAACAAATTCGTTAAAGATGTGTGTTGAGACGGCTATAAACGAAAAAGCCGACCTAAGCTTTGCCAACCTACGCTCTGCCAACCTAAGCTCTGCTAACCTAAGCTCTGCCAATCTAAGCGGTGCCGACCTAAGCTTTGCCGACCTAAGCTCTGCTAACCTAAGCTCTGCCAATCTAAGCGGTGCCAACCTACGCCGTGCCGACCTAAGCTTTGCCGACCTAAGCTCTGCTAACCTAAGCTCTGCCAACCTACGCTCTGCCAACCTAAGCGGTGCCACAACCGATAAACGATACATTCAAACATCGTGTATTGGCTTTCGAAAAGCCACAACAATCTATTGCTTTGACGACGATAAAATATGGTGTGGCTGTTTCGCGGGGACACTGTATGAGTTTGAAAAACAGGTAAATAAAACCCACAAAGACAATCCGCAATACCTCAAAGAGTACACGGCGTTTATCACTATGGTCAAGACTCTAAAGGAGAACAAAGAATGAGACCGATTAAGTTTAGAGCGTGGGACGAAGACAATAAGAGAATGTTTACTCCACAGCGTATTGATGCAGACGGTGATAACAAGGTGTATGACGGGTATGGGTGTTATGATATGCCTGTTATGCAATTCACCGGCCTCACAGACAAAAACGGCAAAGAGATTTATGAGGGGGATATATTAATAGACGAGGCGAACAGAAAAAGGATTGTAGTATTTGATTATGGTGCATTTAAGGTAATGTGGAACAATGATAATCCTACACAGTTGAATTTATATCCACTTAACAAACATTGGGAAGTCGTCGGCAACATCCACGAAAACCCCGAATTACTGGAGAACAAAGAATGAAAGTAATTACGATTATGGTGTCGTCCTGCGGCACTTGTCCAAAATGTTGGGCAGGATGTGAGTGTACAGCTATTGGCGAATCCTCAGACGATTATCGAGAAATCACACCGGCAGAATACAGGGCAGGCACAACGCCCGACTGGTGTCCGCTTGAAGATGCAAAGGAGAACAAAGAATGAGAACGATTAAATTTAGACAGCCTTTTTATAAAAAAGGTAAGTTTGCTGGGTTTACATATTGGGGATTTGTTGATTCTGGATTTGCTGGAATAACAACTGGTACAAATGCAACAATACAACAAGCACAAGAACAAAGTGAACAATTCATCGGCCTTTGCGATAAGAACGGTAAGGAGATTTATGAGGGGGATATAGTTAAACAAGGAAATGGTGTAATTGCAAAAATCATATTTTCACGCGGCGAATTAGGACTAAATGGCTGGGCCTGCGAGTGGCTCACTGGAGCCTTTGTCGGAGGCAGAGGACAGCTTTGGTATACTGTACTTGATGCCATCGGTGGTCTTGAAGTCATCGGCAACATTCACAAAAACCCAGAGCTACTGGAGAATGTGAAATGACCGCCTACCTCATAGCCCTGCTGCTGTTTTACGCCGACTACACAGGCAAACCAGCTTACACCCTGCTGGCTGACAATATGTATAGAGACACCTCGGACTGCTGGATACAACCGCAACACCGTGTTCAGTGGGGCGACTTGAACTGCGACGGGATTGTCAACCAGGCCGATGCTGACCTGTATAACAGTATTATGCCGCCCTTTGGCTGGACGGTGGGGGGGAAGGTGCATTGGTTTCGGGACTGCTCGTATATCAAAGATAAGCCAGTCAGGGCGTGCCTGATTGAGAATAATTTATGCCTGCGATGTGCGGCAAGGAGAATAAATAATGACTAAAGACGAAATACTGAGATTGCATACGTTGAGTGAAGATGAACAGGAAAAAATTCTTATAGACAATAAGATATTAAAGTCTTTACATTTTAAGCTTGTTGGATGCAAGGTATATGAATCCCTTGCCGATTGTGCGTTCAGGTTGAGGGATGAAGTGTCGAATAATAAATTTTGGCATTGCGCTATCGAGGTAATATCAATGCTGATAGACCCCGAAAGACAACGGCATCCAATGTCTGTGATGTTTTATGCTAAACCAATCCACTGGATTCAGGCGGCCTTGCTTGAAAAACGTGAGAAAGGAGAATAGCGGAATGACCAAAGTTTGCAATTACAAGCCAGCCAGAGACAGGATTATGGGTCTCGATGGTTATATCACAGAGTGCGGTTCATTTCAGTATTTCAAAGACAAAGAGGATATGCCAGAGGAATGTCTGGTTTGTGATAAAAAAATTAAACTGGCTCGGCCAGAGAAAGGAGAATAGCGGAATGACAATAAAGAAAAGATTACAAGGATGGATTATTTTACAGATGATGGCTCTGGTTTTTCTTGTTTCAAGACACTCAATCAAAACAATCCGCAATGATACGATTGATTTGTTGTTGAGACTTAAAGATTAACCCTCGCTGGCGGTGGCGGTTGCGAGCTTCAATATCCTTTACAGTCGCAACGATAGAGGATATGCCCGCCAGCGAATTAAAAGCGAATCGCTAATGAAGATGCTGGATAGCGACCAGATGAACTGTGTTATAGGGATACGCCCCTCACAGAGAGATTGCCAAAAATGGGGCGTCCATAAAAATTAACCTTAACAGGAGTATATAAAAATGACAGAACAAGAAATCATTCAGCGTTGGAAAGAAAACGATAGATATTTTGCCAGCCCGAATATTACAGACGAGATGCGGGAATGGGCAAGGAAGAACTGGAAAGATATGCAGGGCTTGAATGTCGACGCTGTTTTTACTAATAAAACAATAAAGGATTATTTGGATTACCACACCTACCGCCTCCGCCCCAATTTTGAGCTGCCGAAAGAGCCGGAGAAAGCAAACTTAGGACTTGCCACAACACGGGAATTGCTCGATGAACTCAAAACCCGTATCGATGTTCATTGGGATTTAAATTACCGAACCGTAGATGGCGACAAAATCAGAAAGGATGAAAAATGACAAAGCGTATCGCATTTCGAGGATTTGACCCGATAAAAGCCCACAAGCTCACAGGGTATAAAATTACATGGACGGATAGATTGATTCTCATGCGGTCAAAGCTGACCCATTTAGAGATTCAATTCCTTGACCGCCCAAACTCTCCGTCGTTTAGCTCGACAATGGCAGATGGGGCTAATGGCTGTCGGTTTAAGTACATCAGTTATTCCAATCCTGAACAGTGGGACACAGAGATACTTGAGGTATCAGATTGGGAAGAAGCTGAAATGTGGTCTGATGCGTGCAGGATGGCAGATGTAAGTGTTAATTGGCAGTATTTACCATGGCAATCAGCAACATATCACGGCATTGTCCAAGAAAACAAAGATGTTTTTTATGCAACACTGAAAGACATAACCGTTTATCAAGGCAAAAACCATATTCCCTACGACACTCACGGCCTCGCCTCATTCTGCCTTGAACGCACCGGCAAGTGGTATCTCGATGCGTTGCGTGGTCTTATCTGGGGATGGACAAACTGCTTTCAGCCTGACGAGTCCAAAGCGTGGTGCTCAGAGGCGTGCTCTATTATCTGGAACGCTGGCATTGTGAGCAAGGTAAGGTTAATCCTGCCGACGGAAATCGACCCACAGGCAGCGATGGAGAAAATCAGGAAGATAAAGAAAGGGTAGAAATATGACCGACGAAGAACTTTACTGGAAAGCATCACTGTGGCTCTGGAGCAACTATGTTGCCTATAACTATGAAGAACAGAAGTGGAATAAAGGAGAACAAAAATGAAAAACCTCAACTACGGACTTATCGTCGCATTACTTGCCAGCCTCGCAGTCTGGGCAACCATTGCGATTTTGCTTTGCGGATGCTCTTGGCAGGGGCAGAGACACACTGTTGACCCAAACGGCGTTGTATGCTCTGAATGGTGGAGCATGAGGGCGTTATGGATGAGCAACGGCGTGGAATGCTACACCGAGACAGACTACTACAAGACCGGCTCGAATATCACGAATAGCCAGACAGACCCCAACGCCATCGAAGCGGCGGGAACGGCAATAGGAAACATAGGACAGACACTGCTCAAATAACCACACCCCTCACGGACTACACATGACCCACAAACGACACGGAGAATCGTAATGGACTACAGCCAAACCCAGTATTTTCACGGAAACAAAATGTGCACTACCTGCAAACAGAAGCCGGCAAGACTTGGAAAGACAACAAAAGCAGGCTCTTATTGTCCTGAATGCGCAAGGAAGCGACATCGAAAATACTACGCAGACACAAAAAACAAGCCAGAGCACACTATAGTTAAAAACCATACCCAGGCCGAGTTATACGAAGAATATAAGATCAACGAAGCCCAGAGGCGAATAGAAAGAGAAATGCAAGCGATCCGCAGGGCCCGGCGACACCCCTCACACATCACGGCACATGCAGCAGACCTGATATTTAAACAACAATAGACTTAATCTTGTAATGCATTATAAATAGTCAACTTAAATACAAAGTTGTCTATTTTATTTCGACAATCCTAAACATTCCGACACCACTACATTTATTTTCATAAACGCACATAATCAGGTAAAATAGAATAATCAGTCAGGGATGACTATCCGGTCAAGGATGACCAATGGCAACTATGAAATGCAAGGTATGTGGTGCCGAAAACTGCGTAAGTGATGAGTGCAGCGTATGTTATATCGACTCAATGATAACTTATGCAAGCTCAAGAAAGCAGGTCATAAACGAGCTAAATATGCTGATTTTAGAAGAACAACGAAGGATATTCGAGGAATTACACCCGGACTTATTCACAACTAAGACATAAAACACAAAGGCAAAACGATGGATCAGGCAACGATTGAAATTATCGCAGAGTGTGCGGCGCAACGGGCGATTGAAAAACACGAAGAACGAAACAAAGACCAGTTGAAAGACCTGCAGGGACTCATGAAACAACATATCACAGATACAATCGACCATCATGCAGCCACCTGTCCTGTTGGTCTCGATTACCGCACCTGCAAAGCCAAGCTATGGGGATTTGCAGTTGGTGTTGCTGGCGGGTCAAGCGGCTTAACTGTGTTAATTCAGAAATTATTAGGAGTCTAAGATGCGATATTTGGTTTTACTTTTGGTGCTGGCGGGATGGTGTTGTGCCGCTCCTGAAGGTACTTATTCGACTGGTGAGCAAGACCCTATACAGCTTGCTACTTGGGGTGATTACGTTGAACTTGTGGCCACCCCTAACGATTGGGATGAATCAATTATCATGGTCGCCAATATCGACGGCGGCGGGGCAAGTATTGACCCAATAGGAAGCGTGGCATCTGGAGTACCTTTTTCGGGTTCATTCGACGGAGACAATTTTACTCTTTCAAATATAATTATAAATGGGTCAGATAATTCGCCAGACCAGGATGCTCATTTTGCATTATTTACAAAAACTGCGTCTGGCGTAGAAATAAAAGATTTAATTTGTAAAAACATCACTATTACAAGCGCAAGCGAAAATGGAACAAATACATATTGCGCCATCTTGGTTGCGGAACATGTAAACGGCGCAACGATTACAAATTGCCACGCTGTTGATTGTACTATAAATTTCTCACATGTAAATGCTACTAATGATAAGTACGGTATATGTGGTATGATTGCTGGTTCGAATCATGGAGTTGTCACGGGTTGCTCGTCGTCTGGAACAATAGCGTATACCGCAGGGACAGTATCTGGAACATCGACATGGACATCAATTGGTGGTGTTGTTGGCTATCAAACAGGACTTGCAGGAGGAAGTGTTGGACATTGTAGCTTGTCGAGTTCAACTGTAACCATTACTGCGAACTCTGCATTTTCACAGATAACAACGCATATTGGTGGTATCGTTGGAACTGGCGTATCAACATCCAATGCAAATCATGTCACCCGATGCGACTACAATGGAACAATCAATGTAACAAATACAACCGTTGCAAGTGACAAATATATGTTCGTAGGCGGAGTTGTTGGCTCAGCCGACTTTCTTGTTACAAAATGCTCTGCGTTAGGAACTATTCGCTCAACTGCTGCATTGACGACAACGAACGGCTATTTTGTTGGAGGAATCGCCGGACGCGTATCATCTACGGGAACGGTCAATGAATGTTTTGCAAATATGGACATTCATGTCGGTCATGGAAATAAGTCTCGTGTCGGACTTGGCGTAGGAATGTCAAATACTGGAGTGGTTACTAATTGCTATGCAAAAGGAAGTTTGTATGATTTAACCGAGGGAGACACAACTGTATTAGATTTTGAACGAGGCGGAGGTTTCGCAGGGTCTTTGTTTCAAGGCACTGTAACAAATTGCTACGCTGCAACTTCTGCTTTTTCTGCAAAAGCAGGTAACTCATATATTCATGGATTTGGCAATGTTTCAACAGTTACCCCAACGGCATGTTTTTGGGACAAAACCATTGTCAATTTAGGCTCTGACGGTACTGGATTTACCGGAAAAACCACCGAGCAGATGAAAACAATCGGAACGTTTTCTGGATGGGATTTTGACCCAGCAGATGGCCGTAACTGGAAGATGCTCGCTACTTATAACGCCTCAGCTTGCACGTATCCCTATCTTGACTGGCAGACGTACCCGTACAACGGTGGCTCTGGCACAAGCAATAACCCGTACAGAATCAAGACGCTTTTAGACTGGAATTGGGCTTATGGCAACATCGATAATCGCTCTGGCGACATAACGACCTATTTCACCTTACAGCGTGATTCGACTTTAGCCACTGAGTTTATGATTATCAAAAAAGGCGGTTCTTCCCCATCCGGCATCTTCGGCGGTTCAGGGATTTATTAAATGAGACTTCTCTTATGTCTATCCCTCAGCATCATAGCACAGGCGACGAACCTGCAAGACTTTGCGGGGTTTTCGGCCTGCTGGCAAAAGCCCCGATGCTGGGAATGTCGGCAGTACGACTATACGGGCAATGGGGTGGTGGATTTAACCGATTTAATGATATTTGCGGAAAGGTGGCTTGAAGTGAGTTTGCCAAATCAAATCATAGTGAGCGGGGTTACGAATCCTACAAAGGCAAATGGAGTATATACATGGGACGGGGATGACTATGCGGGAATTGTTGCAGGCGAAGGCAATGTTTTATACTGCACATGGGCATCCGAAAGAACACAATGGGAGATTGGACACCATCTCGAAGAAGTATATTTTATCGGCGACAACGGCGACGCAAACACCCTCCCGACAAGCTGGACAGCACAGGAAGGCTATTCAGGCACAGCAACAGTAACAGAATATATAGGAGATACAGACATGGCAAATCATGCCGCAAGAACACTCGTAATTCCACCCAGAGTCGACAGTGGGATGGAAACAAATTTCTATATGGTCTTATTTGACCGCGACACCGGACAACTGGTTGATGCGGCCACAGGTGTACTATCCGCAACAACAGCCTGGGCAGATGCCGCATTTATCGTCACAGCCCACTGGACTGCACAGACGATATCGCTTTGGCCGGTTGTCAGTATTCCAGCCCTGCCGATGGGCAAGAACTACGGCTACGCCTGTTTTGACTCGGCAAGCCCACTTGTCGCAGACATCCCAACCCGAAGCGGCCTCTATTCAGCCGAGACCGGCAGTCTGTTTGACGACACCTGCCCGACCCTGTTTGGCCGTGTAGCGGTTATCCAGAGGAAGCTGACGTAATGACCCAAAAACAACTGAAAATCGACTACGTGCCAACGTCGCAGCTTAAGCCGAACCCGAAGAATCCGCGCAAAAACGACGCCGCAGTCGGGAATCTGGTCAAAAGCATCTCATCGTTCGGATGGACCAACCCCATCCTCGCCGCCAGAGACAATACCATCATTGCCGGCCATACCCGATGGAAAGCAGCCCAGCAAGAGGGCATGGATAAAGTCCCTGTGATTTATTTAGACATTGACCCCAACGACGCCAACGTCTATATGATTGCAGACAATAAGCTTACAGAAATCGCTGAATGGGACAAAGACGTTCTGGCAGAGCTTATGATCGAGCTCAAAGACCTCGGCAAGGACCTGGCCTTAACCGGATTCAGTGCCGACGATATCGCCCTAATGACAGACCCAGGAGCCAAAGACGGACTGACAGACGAGGACTCCGTCCCAGCAGTGCCGGAGACCTACATCACCCAACCCGGCGACGTCTACATTCTCGGCAATCACCGCCTTATTTGCGGAGATTCTACCAAGCAGGACGACATCAACACGCTGATGGATGGAAAGCTGGCAGACATGGTCTTTACCGACCCGCCGTATAATGTGAACTACAAGCAACTCCTAAAGGGCGACTCAAAGAGAAAACTCAAAAACAACGTCCAAAAAGTAGAATCCTACATCATGAACGACAATATGTCGGACGAAGAGTTCTATGGATTCCTATTTGGTACGTACAGCTGCATGTTTAATGCACTTAAGCCGGGACGCCCAATCTATGTCTGCCACGCCGATAGTGAAAGATTGAACTTTACAAAAGCCTTTGTGGATGTTGGATTTAAGTTTGCCCAAGCAATCATTTGGGTAAAGTCCTGCCCAACCCTAAGCCGCTCAGACTTCAACTGGAAGCACGAACCTATCCTCTACAGTTGGAAGCCAGGAGAGGCCCATAAATTTTATGGAGGATTCTGCCTCACATCAGTGATAGACGACGACACAGACCTTGATAAGCTCAAAAAAGAAGAGCTCCAGGAGATACTCAGAGCGATTTATGAGCAAATGCCGCAATCTATCATCCGAGTGGATAAACCCTCAAACAACGATCTCCATCCGACCATGAAGCCTGTCAGCCTCGTCCAGAGGTGCATCGAATGGTCCAGCCTTCCTGGCGATCTCATCCTTGAATCGTTCGGCGGCTCTGGAACAACCTTGATCGCAGCAGAGAAAACAGGAAGAACCTGCTACGCCTGCGAAATTATGCCTCAATATTGCGATGTTATCGTCGAAAGATGGGAAAAATTCACCGGAAAGACCGCAGAACGTATCCCAGCAATGGAGACCGCGAAATGACCAAAGAAAAGCAGAAAATGGGCCGGAAACTGCTCGATATAGACCCCGTCCAGGTCGAAAAGCTGTCAGCAATCCAATGCACACTGCGAGAAATGGCCGCTTTTTTCGGTTGTGACGAGAAAACACTCCGCGGTCGATTTTCCGCAGAAATCGCAAAAGGAAAAGAACAGGGCAAAATGTCCCTCCGTCGAAAACAGTACGATGTCGCCATGAACGGCAATGTTTCAATGCTGATTTGGCTCGGCAAGAACTACTTAGACCAGGCTGAAAAAGTCGATGCCAACCTGCAGCAGAAAATCCTCCAAGTTTACGGAATGAAACCCATAAACCATGATCGAAGTAGCGAAAATCCATCTGAATAAGAAGCAGCAGGTATTCTGCAACAGCCCTGCCCGTTTCCCTGCCTTTGTTGGCGGCTGGGGATGCGGCAAGACCATGTGCGGGATTCTTCGCGGGGTTTTGCTTTCCGAGACCTACAAAGACAACCTCGGCCTGATAGTCCGCAAGAAATTCACCGACCTGCGGGACAGCACCCTAAAAGACTTCGAGCGATACACCGGGATGACCGTCAAAAAAGACTCCAAAGAGGTCCGGCTGCCGAATAACTCGGTTATTATGTTTCGTCATGGAGAGGAATTGTCCGGTTTACAGAACGTGAACCTTGGCTGGTTTATGATGGAACAGGGCGAGGAATTCGACACCGCCGAACAATTCGACCTCCTCCGCGGCCGCCTAAGACGCCAGGAGTCCGGCCTACGTCAAGGCATGGTCATTGCAAACACCGCAGGCCATAACTGGATATGGGACAGATGGAAGAACCGCCAGCTCGACGGGTACGAGCTTACAGAGGCTAATATCGACGACAACCGCGAACACCTGCCGGCCGACACCCTGGCCGACTGGGAACGCATCCGCATCGAAAGCCCGCGCAAATACAACCGCTACGTCCTCAATAGCTGGGAAGATTACGAACTTGAGGGCGCTTACTACTCAACCCTGATGAGTGACGCCTTGTCATCCAAGAGGATTGAAACGATTGCATATGACCCCTACGCACCCGTTTATACATTCTGGGACTTAGGTATTGGCGACACAACCGCAATATGGTTTACTCAGTTTATCGGCAATGAAATCCACCTGATAGACCACTACGAAAACAGCGGCGAGGGACTGGCACACTACGCCAAAATCATCCAATCCAAGCCGTATGTTTACGGTGGACACTACGCCCCGCACGATGCCAACAGCAAGACCCTGCAGACCGGCAAGAGCGTCGTCCAGATTGCCCGCATGATGGGCTTGGAATTCTATGTCATTGAGCGGCACGCCATCGAGACCCGCATCGAGACCACACGCGGCATCCTGCCCAAGTGCTGGTTTGACGCCGCAAAGTGTGCTCGCGGTATTGACGCCCTAAATACCTATAAAAAGAAGAAAAATGATGTTTTAAGCACCGATGAGCGGCCTGTTTTCAGCGATACCCCGCTGCACGACTGGGCCTCAAACTCTGCCGATGCATTCGGATACATGGCCTACGCCTACCGATACTGCCCCATTGGAGGGAAACTGATCGGCTCAACCCAAACCAGTGGACCTGACTATCATGTCCAGCAACAAGAAGAAGTGGACCTATTAGCGTTATGAGATATATCGTGACCTGCAGATGTGGAGCAAAGACCGGCACAACGCCGCCGACAGGGAAACCTGACGACCTGGCCGAGTGCTGCCAATGCGGACGAACCATAAACAAGGCCCTCGGAACGTACATCCGCGAGCCGGAAAAACAAGAACCCGAAATTGACCTTTTGAAAGTGGACTAACTATGGGATCAGGCGGCGGACACAAACCAGGAGCAGTGCCTCCAACACCCCCTCCGGTCAAAAAGACCGGCGTAGAGATAGAAGCAGCCAAATCAGACCTCCGCGAGCAGATGCGTCGCAAACAAGGTATGGCCTCCACTATCCTGACACAGCCGGGCACGCTTTACGGCAAGCCCAATGGAAACCTTAAGCAGACCCTGGGATAACCCATGTTTGACTTTGACAATAAAACTGACGAACAAATCGTGTCGATGGTCCTCGGCCATTACAACCATGCCAAGCAAAAGCGGCTGGTTTTTGAGCCGCTCTGGGAAACCCTCAACAAGATATTTATGCCCAGACGCTATGACTTCCTGCAGAATGACCGGAGAGGCAAGCAATACGGTGCCAAAGTGTACTCAGGCCATCCGGCGATTGCCCTCAACAAGTGCGCCTTGGGCACCCTAAACTATCTGGCCTCCAAATCAACCCCCTGGCTGGCCTTTGGTGCCAGCAACCAGCGGACGATGGCCAATGACGAGGTCAAGAAGTACTTTCAGGAATGTGCCGAGCAGGTGCTTTGGTCGTTCAATAAATCCTCGTTTTTCAGCTCGTCGATTTGGTTCACAAAAGACGGTTTTTGCACCGGCACCGCCGCCTCTGTCCCAGAACACGACTTTGTACGCGACCGCGTCGTTTACAAGACCATGCACCCCTCGCAATGCTTTGTCGAAGATGATGACTTCGGCAACCCCTGTGCATTCTTCCGACCCTTTAAACGTACCGCCATCCAACTCTATCAACTGGCCGGCAAGAACAAACTGCCGGACGAAATCGTCGCCGCTGCCGAGGGACGCGATGGAAGCAAAAACCCGTTTTCAGAATACGACGTCCTGATGGCCGTTTACCGCAACAAGAACTATGCGGAAAAAGGCGAAAGCCTGCTGCCCGAAGATGGGCCAAACAAGATATTTTTTATCCTGTTGCACGCCAAAGAGAAAAACAAACAGCTCATCGTCAAGTCCGGGATTGATTACTTCCCCCTGATCTGGCGCATGGGCAAAGAGCCGGACCATTCCTACGGCACCTCACTGGCCGCCGACGCCCTGACATTGGCCCTAATTGACAACAAGTTGGCCGAGAAAGGGCTCCAAGCGGTCCATATGGCCATTGAGCCACCCACCATCGCCCCAGCCACGCTACGCGGCCGTGTACGCTTAAATCCAGGCGGCCGGACATGGACCAATAGCCCCGAAGAACGCGTCGAAACCCTCATGGAACGGCTCAACTGGCCCATGAGCGATGCCCAGATGGAACGCATCTATAACCAGATAAATGATGTATTCTTTATCCGGTTCTTTGAACTCTTAAGCCAAGGCGACCTGCCGCAGATTACCGCCTACCAGGTCCGCCAGATGATGGGTGAAAAAGCCGTTTTAATGTCCTCTATTTCAGAATCCTTTGAGGAAGATTACCTCAACGGCGCAGTGGATGCTCAATGGGCCTACGAGACCAAAGCCGGACGCATGCCTAAAGCGCCGGACATTCTCTATGACCCCGAATACTCCAACGGCAAGATTGATGTTAACTACATCGGCCCACTGGCTCAACTGCAGAAATCCCTGCTTAAATCCAAGGGTATTATCGATGGCCTGGAGGTTATTAAGTTGATCCAGTCCATCTGGCCTCAATCGGTGATTAAAATCAATGAGATGCAGCTTATCGAGGAAGCTGGAATCGCTCAGGGCATGCAGCAGAGCCTGTTTAAATCCGACGAGGAAATCGGTGCGATTTTAGCCGAACAGAGACAGAAAGACGAACAATCGGAAATGGTCGAGCAAGGCACCCAGGTTGCCAAAGCTCTGCCGGCCGCCGGACAGGAAATACAACCCAATAGCCCTCTCTCGTTGATGGGCTTATAACCGAAAACCAATAGGAGACTACAATGACAGAATTTGAAGAAAAACCAGTCGCCGGATTGCCCAGCGACGAAGAACTCGAAGCAATTAGAGCCGAAAACGACCTGCTCAAACAGCCCAAGGGCATCCCGACCATGGGCAAAGACGCGACACCGATGCCCAAGAATGCCGATGGAACGCTCAAGCGACCAGAACAGGTGCTACGCGAGACCTTAAAAAACGCGGTCAAGAAGAAAATCGAAGAGCTGACCATTGCCGACATTATCTCACTGGAACGCGAAGTCCGTCGATACATTAAAAAAGGCGGCTTTGTCAAGACCGTCAAGGGCGACCTAAAAGAAGTCGCCGGCGGCTACCGCAAAGGCATCACCGAAGAAGCCAGGAAACGCTGCGATGAATTCCTCAAGCGCCTTGGCCGGGTGGACAAAAAAGGCAACCCTGTGGCCGAATGGGATAAATCCATCAATGTTCCAGGATTTGAATCGTGAGCCAGCAAGAGGATTACTTTTTAGCTTTCTATGCAACCGAAGCTGGACGCCGCGTCCATGCTGACTTGAGAAAATATGTCAGCTCTATCGTGATTACGGCACCAGAGATGGCGGTTGGAAAGTGTATGCTGGACGACTTAATGCGGCATATCCGCGAGGCATCGGGGGTTAAAGACGAGCTCGCGGTTATCAGTGCCGAGGCTGAAATCGCCGCACGCTATAAACAACCAGAAGAACCAAAATATAATTTATTAGGAGAATAAGATGTTTACCGATGAACAAGGCAATTTTACGCCTGACTTTCAAACCAAGCTCCCCGAGTTTTTGGGCGACGACCACAAAGACTTTAAAGGCTTTGAGGATGTAAAGAATATCGGCCAACTGGCCAAGATGTACGCCGACACCAAGCGGATGGTCGGCAAAAAACTGGACAACGTCATTCAGAAGCCAGGCGAAAAGGCAACCGATGAAGAAAAGGCCGCCTACCGCGCACAACTGGCCAAAGAAATGGGAGTCCCCGATAAGCCCGAAGCATACCAATTCCAAAAGCCGCAACTGCCCGAGGGCATGAGCTATGATGAAGAATTCGAATCCGCCATCAAGCCCGCCATGCTCGCCGCAGGCATTACGCCAGACGGTGCCAACAAGCTCTACGACGCGTACAACCAATTTCAGACGCAGCGATTCCAAGCGGCACAGGAAGCCATGCAGCAGCAATTTGACAATGAATCCGCGACACTCAAGAAAGCATGGCCTGGGACAGCGTTTATGGAAAACTCGCGGCTGGCATTTAATGCCCTAAACGAGTACGCCACCGACGAACTGCGGGATATGCTCAAGACCGCCGGAGTGTATGACGACCCGACCAACCTGCAGAAATGGATGAAAATCGGCATTTCACCACAGCAACTGAGTATTTGGGGGAATATTGGAAAACGCCTGAAATCGGCACCGATCCCGTCCGGCGGAAGCGCGCCAGATAAGGATGACAACGGCCCCCGCGCCCAGGCCATGCGAGCCTATCCAAACAGCCCTGAACTTTGGCCGAAAGCATAACCTATGACCGCAGAAGATATCCTTAAAATCCTGTTTTTAGTCCTCTGTGACGTCAAAGATGGCAAGGTTACAGTCACCCAGAAGATGCTGGACGCCGTACCGCGGGACTGGATGAATATGCTGGAGATTGACAAGCCCGGCGTCAACCTGTTCCGTTTACAGGTCAAAAACAAAGCAAAACCCCGCTTATGGGACAAGGACATTATCGTCCCCCTAAGCTAACAAGTAAATACGATTCAGACTACCCGCAAGGGCCTGATGCTTAGTCGAGAAAGTATCGACCGGCTAAACACCGCCGCAAAGTGTCAGGGAGCCTGACAGTGTGCCAGATTACTCCCGAAACCGTAAAGAAAAATCAATGTTTTAGGAGAATTAACAATGGCAACACTATCACTTGGCTCTGGTTTAACCCTGGCCGAACTCGTCCGGCGCGAAGATCCGAACGGTCGCCTCGCCCAAATCGTCAACACCCTAAGTCAGGTCAACTCGATTATCGAGGACTGCACTTGGATGGAGTGCAACAACGGCACGTATCATGAAGATACCCGCCGCGCCTCCGAACCAACCGGCATGGAACGTGCCTATGACATGGGTGTCACCAAAGAAGCTGGCGTCACCGAAAAAGTCACCGAGCCGACCTGTATGCTCGATGGTTTGAGCGAAGTCGATGCAGCCAAAATCCTACATACTCCCGACCCTGCCGGTGCCCGCGCCCAGGAAGATGCCTTCTTCTTGGATGGTATGTCCAAAACGATGGCCAGCCGTATCATCGATGGCGACCGCGGTACGTACCCGCTCCGCATCAACGGCATCAACAAACGCTCGGACTACAACGCCCTGTCCAGCACCGACTATGTCTTTGACAACGCCGCCGGCAATGCCTCCGCGACCGTCAACAAGACGTCGATCTACATCATCCAGTGGGGCCCGAAGATGGTCAACATGTTGTATCCCCGCAACGATTCCAATGGCGGCGGAGCAACACCTGTTAAACAGGATGACTACGGCAAGCAGATGATCACCGATGGCACGACCGGCCGCAAATACCCGGCTTTCCAGACGTGGTTCGAGCTGCACTTTGGTCTGTTTATTCATGACCCCCGCTGCATCAAGCGCATCTGCAACATCTCGACGTCGGCCATCGATGGAGTCGACGACTTCGCCTTTGACGAAGAAGTCCTCATTGACGCGTACAATAAGCTGGAGTACAACGGTAAGGGCGCAGCGATTTACTGCAACCGCACCGTCATGGCCCAGATTCAGAAGCGCGCCAACGAGAAAGGCAACGCCAACTACTCGCAGGAAATGTCCGGCGAGGGCCCGTTTGCCAAGAAAGTCATCCGGTTCTGGGGCATTCCTGTCCGCGAAGTCGCACAGATTACCAACACCCAGGCCACTGTCAGCTAAATAAGCTGGAAAAAGTAAACTAAACAATATCTTTAAGGAGATATAACCATGTTAGATAGAAGCAACTGCTTTACCTGGGCAGAATCTGCAGGTACCGAGGCTGATTTTGAGCAGAACATCAACGGCACAGAAATCAGCACCAATGTGATCAATATGGACACCGCAGGGCTGTCCATTGCCGGCGACAACGGCCCGTACCTCATCGTCCGAGCCAACGCTGCTGGTTCTGGTACCGGCACAATCCAGATTCAGCTCGTCAGCTCAACCGAAGCAGCCCTGACCGGCGGCACGTCAAACATTATCCAGACCTGGAAGTTTGCCGACACCGTCATCACTGCCGGCGCTGTGCTGATTAACCAACGGCTTCCGATTGGTAAATACCGGCTGTACCTTGGTCTAAACTTTGTCGTTTCGACGACCACCTGCGCAAAAATCGTCGCGTATCTGTCCGATGCACCGGAATCTGTCACCGGATACCTGCCTGCATTGACAGCGTAACAACCAAACCGGGGCAGGCTGAAACAGTGCCTGCCCCATAACTTTATGGAGAATGAACAATGAAAAAGATATACCTATTTTTGTTTTTGGTGATGACCTTCTCGGTGATGGCATTACCGCCCATCAATGAAAAGCCAAATGAAAAATGGTTTAGTGGGGACACGAAAATCAATCCCTTGTATAAATGGCTTCAGGAAGCCGACCAGATGATCGAAGCCGGAGTCCTGCTTGGCACTGGAAACGTCTATTATGTAGACTCCGGAGTAACCACCGAGGGCAACGGCAATACTTGGGCAACGGCCAAAAACACGCTTGATGAAGCCATCGACCTGTGTACTGACGATAATGGGGACGTAATCCTGATCGCACAAGGCCACGCAGAAAACCTGTCCGGGGCTGGTACGGTAACCTGCGACAAATCCGGCGTTACTATCATTGGATGCGGAAACGGCGAATTAAGGCCCACATTTACGACCACAGCGACAGATGGCACATTCCTTGTATCCGACGACTCCGTAAAAATTTACGGTCTTCGTTTTGTACCCGGCATCAGTGCGGTAGTCACTGCAATTTCAGTCTCCGCAACCGGCGACAGTTTCACGATGACCAACTGCGAATTTGTCAACCCAGGAACGGCAACCTACGAATACATTACAATGGTGACTCTTGCATCCGGCTCTGACTATGTCACGATTTCTGGCAACAACTTTGTCAGCACCGTCACCTCTACCGGATGCAGCGAGGCAATCAAAGCAGGTGCCGGCGTCGTCAACCGCCTTTCTATTGTCGGCAATGAATTTCAGGGAGCGTTTATTGTATCCCCGATATGGTCTGACCAGATTAATACAAACTGCTTAGTCGCTGACAACACGATACATCAGGCAACAACGGGTCAATTCGGTATCGAATTTACAGCAGCGGCCACAGGAAATCTGTACAACAACACCGTCTATACGGACGGAGCAACGACCGCCATCGACCCCGGCTCCTTGAAGTCGACCGGCCCTAACTGGATTGTTTCGGCAATCGATAAAAGTCCTGTGATGTTTCCAGCCCAAGACGACACAGCAGAAAACCTTATTGGTGTGAATGACGCTGACAATGCGGCTGTTACATCGGCTGTGGTCGCCAACAAGGATGGGTCTATTTTAGAGAGGCAGGAAACCATACAGGTATCCGATTCGCCCAACAAAAACCATCCCAACTATTTCACGGTTACCGCCGACATGACGTCGTCCACATGGAACACGGCGGCAGCCCATGAAATCGCAACTGTGACAGGTGCATGCAGGGTTCAAATCCTTGTTGAAGTTACAGCAACCATAGTCACTACCGGCACAAACGGGACTATCGCTCTCGGATTCGAGGGTAACGCATCGGCCATGTTCTCGGCAACCGCCTTAGATGCGGCTGTCACAGGCGATGTATTCTCTGCGGTTTATGGAAGCGCCGCCACAACCCCAGCCTCTGGAGCAGAATATCAGTCGGCTTTAACGCACTGCGTATTCGATGTGGTTTCAGTAACCGGCAAAGATATTGGATACACCATCGCAACCAACGCAGCTACAACCGGAACGCTCACGTTCCACGTTTGGTGGACACCTCTGGATTCGACAGGCGCTGTAACCGCCGGAGCTGGCGGGACACTGTAAGTAGAGTTTTGGTTCTTCGGTCAGCGGTGGAGGTTTTGCGGCCTCCACCGCACGAAGAACAAAGGAGTAATTATGGCAGCCGTAGATGTTTGCAATTTGGCCCTGCTCTTAGTAGGCGAAGAAAAAGTAACATCGCTCAGTGACACAACGAACAAAGCATCTGTTCTGGCGAACACCATTTACACCCAGAAGCGGAATGAGGTCTTTGATATGCCCATCAACTGGAAGTTTGCGACAACCCGCTCGCCAGCCCTGACCGCACACTCATCCAACCCAGCCACAGGAACGTTCGACTATTACTACGTCCTGCCGACCAATCTGCGGCGAATTATCGATGTGATCGACTCTGAGGGCGACAAAATGCAATATCCTTGGGCCAGAGAACTGCATGTATCCACCGGAGAATCGCCCGTTTTAACCCCCGTCATCGCCTGCAATGAGACTTCGGTCTACCTGAAATACATCTATTTGGTTGATGATACCGACAAATGGCCCTCATGGTTTACCTGGCTGGTGGTCGCCAAGATTGCCCAAGTCCTCGTAGAACCCATCAAGCAGGACAAAGGCGGCCTGATTCGTGTTATTTACCAGACCTACCAGGATGCACTGCGCGACGCACTGGCCGGAAACCAGTCCTGGGACTCAGACACCAATGAAAGCAGCGTCAATCTGGACTACGGCAACACCGACATTCTGGATGCCGCCGGGAGCGAACTGTCCAACACTTATCCGAGGATTGTAGAACGATGATGCGACGATTTATCCTAATCTTGCTATTTCCCTATTTAGCATTCGCCGTAACCACGATGACCAACTCGTTCAATGGCGGGGAGCTGTCCCCATTGCTCAAGGGACGAACAGACATCGAGAAATACTACTCCGGCGCTTTAACACTCGAAAATATGCTCGTCCGCTCGCAGGGGGCAATTTCCAAGAGACCCGGCACGAAATACATCGCCCAATCTAAATCCGGAGAAGTTATCCTCCACCCCTTTGTCGCATCCCAGACCGAGTCTTATGTCCTTGAATTTGGGGCCAATTACATCCGTTTTTATTCCAATGGAAGCCAGATTACTACCACATTCGGAGCTTGGGCAACCACGACTCAATATGTCATTGGTGACTTAGTAACCAACAGCGGGAGCTATTACCGATGTGTTGTCAATCACACCAGCGGGGCATTTGCTACCGATTTAGCGGCGGTTTATTGGGTTGCAACCACCGCCGCAGATACCGCGTACGAAATCGTCACGCCCTACGCAGAGAACGAACTCGACGAGGTCCGACTGGTACACTGCAATGACATTGCATACATATTTCACCCCAACTATGCTCCGCGAAAACTGTCGAGAACCGGAGACACCTCGTGGACCTTAGAGGTCGTCGATTTTAGCAATTATCCATTCAGAGAACTCGACGATAGCGGCTCGACCATCTCAGCCACTTTTTACCCCGAAGGAGTTGCCGCCTGGTCATCCGGAGTCAACTATGAAGTCGGAGACGTGGTATCAGTAGTTGGCGACGACGTCACCGGAGGCAACGACCTGTGGTATGTTACTTGCATCCAAGACCACACCTCAGCTGCAGCAACGGAAGATTTGACTCCTAACGAGGGCGATTTTTATAACGGAGACCCAGCCGGCGGCAACTGGAAAGGTGGTGACGGATACTCGACTGGCGATGGCAATGTTTACTGGTACCCCTACGCATACTACGACGAAGATGCTGTTGTATACTATGCCGACAAGTATATGCAGACTGGGACACCTGTGTCCATCAACCAATCCATTGCTGGCTCGCTCGGCACCGACATGATCGGTTCTCAGCTAAAGCTTTACCAGAACCACACAGACCAGATATTCCATGATTACGACTCAGACGCGGACGCGGCCGACACAACGCACTCAGGTGACTGGAACGGTCTATATAGCTGGCCATTTCTTGTGTATGGAGACTGGACGTTTGAGACCTATGGAACATGGTATGGCGATGTAAAACTTCAAAAATCCTTTGATTACGGAAACAACTGGTATGATGTGGCAGAATTTACCAGCGCATCAGGAGCCGCCCAAAACTTCTCGCGAACAGGGATGGAGTCCAATGATGGGATTTATTACCGCATTTATTACAACTGCTCAGTTGATAACAGCCAGCCCGAATTTATATTCAAGATAGACGAACCTGAAAACGAGGGCGTCCTTGAAGTGACCAGTATGACGCCAGGAGGAACAACTCCAGATGGCAACGCATTAGCCAGTTACTCAAGCTGTCTTATTCATTATAAATTAGAGGATAACGCATCGGATTCAAATGTTATCGACTCGACGACTACCGCGGAAACCTCGACGTTGTACGGAAGCTATACAGGCACTAAGACAACAGCAAGCATTTCAGACCCAAATGTTTATAAGGTCGGAACTCGCTCATTCCATTTAGACGGAGCGAATGACCATATCAAAATAAATAGTTCCATTGCCACGGCTCTCGGCTCTGGCTCAAGGACATTTTCGGCATGGGTAAGATTTGACGACTTCAGTGCAGGACACGGAATTTTTAATATCAACAATGATTCATCCTACGCCACTTGGGGGGTGTATTGCCACACCGACGGCAAACTTTGGCTTGTATATAATAATGCTGCTCAGTCATACGGCACAACAGTCCTTTCCGCCGATGTATGGTATTTAATAACAGCCACTTATAATAGCTCGTCAAGCCAGCACCTTGTGTATATTAACGGCGTTCTGGAAATCAACAAAACAGGTGTGCCATCCTACTTAGACGGCACAGACCAGATAATAATCGGGGCATGGAGAGATGGGACATCCTCGCTCACCCATTCATTTGACGGATATATAGACAATCTCCTGATTTATAACCGCGTTTTAACCTCCGCAGAAATCCAAGCCTTCTACACAACCACAGAGACATACTATGGAGTTGTCAAAAAACCAATCCTTGACAGTTTTATCAGTCCTTCAGGGTCAACCATTACATCCTCATCCACAAATCAATGGGATGAGTGTGCATGGAGTCCAAAATTCGGATTTCCGCGATGCGGTACGTTTTTTCAGCAGCGACTGATTGTCGCATCCACGGAAACAGACCGTCAGACAATCTGGGGCTCAGTGACTGACGACTATGAAAACTTTAAGACTGGAAGCGACGACGACCAGGCATTTGCATACACCCTGGCCAGCCAGCAAAATAACCAGATTCTCTGGGTCGAATCAGAGAAGAAAATCGCCATTGGTACCTCCGGCGGCGAATTTGTCATGGCCGCAACATCGCTCGACGAACCGCTCACTCCAACCAACGTCCAAGTAGTCCGCCAATCCACCTATGGAAGCTACGACGTCCCCGGTACACTTATCAACAGCGCCGTACTATTCCTGCAGCGAAACGGAAAAGTGGTCCGGGAGTTTACCTATAACTTCGAAAAAGACGGATATGTTGCCGAGGATATGACCATTCTCGCAGAGCACATCACCGGGGGCGGCATTACCCAAATGGCCCTCCAGAACGTCCCCAATACCATCCTGTGGGCCGTAAGAGAGGATGGCCAGCTGGTCGGATTTACCTACGAGCGTAGCCATAACATCACCGCCTGGCACCGGCACGTTTTCACAGGCACCATAGAAAGCGTTTGTGTCATTCCGGGGGATAATCAAGATGAAGTATGGCTGTCGGAACTCATCACCATTAATGGAACAGCCATGCGCCAAATCATTCAGATGCAGGACTTAGACTGGGGAACGACCTACAGCAATGCTTATTTTGTAGATAACGGGGTTACAACCTCAGTCACCGCCGCCAAAACCATCTCATCTGGATTAACCCATTTAGAGGGAAAAGAGGTCGCCGTTTTTGCCGACGGTACCGTCCTAAACGACGGATACTCCAGTAATGCCAATTTTGTAGTCACATCCGGAGTTATCACGCTTAGTGCAACCAATCAAACCTACACAACCGTACTGGTTGGACTTCCGTACACTGCCAAACTTCAAACTATGCCCCTGGAAGTCCAGAATAACCAGATTCAGGCCAAAAATAAACGCATTACCGCCATCACCGCCAGGCTATACGAGACCGGCCAACTCCTAATCGGCACCAGTTGGACCATTTACAACACCATCGACCTGACCGGCGAAACCCTGCCCTACACTGGCGACGATCGCGTTTTGTTCAATATGGGCTATGACAAACAAGCCATGATTTATATGCAATCCAATGACCCGGTACCGCTAACTTTACTGGCCATCATGCCAGAATGGGAGGTTTACTAATGCTCAAGTTTACTTATAGATGCGACTTTAAAGACTGCACTGAAAAGGTTATCCAGGATAATCCAACATTGCCTGAAAACTGGGTAGAAATCAATTTTGACGTCGTCCAGCGAGAGGTCCGGAAGCACACCTCGCACCTATGTCAGACTCACCGCGACGCCCTGAAAATCCAGCCCGACGGAGTGCCCTCTAAATCCATCGGTGACGAACTGGTCACGGTTCTAAGGAGAATCAACGCCGGTGAATGACGCCTATAACCATATTAATCGCGTCACGCTACGCGAATTCACACCGGACGACGCGCCTATTCTCAAAGAACGAGCCATCAATCCCGTTTCCAAAGACTGGGACCTCTGGGCGCAGCACTTCCACCTGCTCGGCCCTGCCTATGTCGGGTATTATCGCGGCGAACTGCTCGGTGCCATTGGTATCTGCCTTAAAGATCCAAACAAGGGCACCGTTTGGGCCGTTTTTACCCCTGCTGTCCAGAGGTATCCAAAAGCAATTTTATATTGCATAAAAGACATGATGCGGATTATGATGAAATCCTGTAAGCTATCCCATTTAAGAGCTTACTCGCAGGTCGGATATGCCGCCTCGCAGCGACTCTTGGAACATGTCGGATTTCGTCAAATCCGGCGATTTAACGACTTTTATTATTACAGATACGAGGTATAATCATGGCAGAACCCGTCTCAACAGGAATGGCGGTAACGTTATTCGCAGCCTCATTGGCGGCAACAGCAGGCGCAACCTATATGTCTGTCCAGTCGCAGCGCTCGGCCGCCAAGAGCCAAGAGGCCCTCAGCGAATACAATGCCCAACTGCAGAAGAAAGAGGCCGAGGAACGGCGTTTACAAGGCACCGAAGCGGCCATGCTCAACCGCGACAAGGCCCGACGGTTAATGTCTATCAACCGCGCCAAAATCGGCACCTCCGGCGTCACGATGGCTGGATCTCCACTATTAAATCAACTCGACATTGCCGAGACCGCCGAAATCGACTCAGCCAACATTATGCGTAACGCCCAGATTGGTGCAGACCAAAGCATTGCGCAATCCCGCATTGATATCATGGCCGGAAAATCAGCCCGCACTGCAGGACGCCTCGGTGTCGGTGCCTCGCTCTTTAGCGGTATCGGGACAATGGCCAACACCGGATTGAGCTACAATCTCATGAAATCAGGCTCCAGTAACACCCAAACCATCAAGACAAAGACAGGATAGCCTATGCCCAGACTTGAACAGTACGACCAACACATCCTGCCCAGCGGACAGGCAAGCGGCGTCCGCATGCCATCGGGCCTGTTTAATGCCGAGCACCAGTCCGCCCAAACCCTCGCTGGCTCCATAGACCGACTCGGAAAGATTGCCGGAGAAACCGCCGAAACCCTGCTGGATGCCGACATGAAAGCCGAGCGCCGAGCCTATGAGATCTCTATCAATGAATCCATCGCTGGCCAGAAAAAGTACATGGCTGACAATACGGACTATAACACCTACCAGAAAGAATTTGATACCCGGCTGGACGCCATCACCAAGACCGCAGGCGGGATGAAATATAAGGCCAATCAGCAGTGGGCCAAAGACTACGTCGCCGCCCAAAAACCCCAATGGCAAACCTCTGTCGATGCCGACATCCGGACTCGCATGTTTGATGATATCTCTGCGACGTCGCACAAGAACATCGACGCCTACGCAAACGGCCCTGTGGCTCCCGAAAAGCTGATCTTTCACGGCGGCGACGAGATGAAAGCCCGCATGAACGATATCAATGCCGCCATTGAAGAAAACGTCGAATCCGGGGTATGGACGCGAGAGTACGGCGAAAACATGCGTCAGCGCTCCGAGGCGCAAATTCAGAAAAATATCCTTGTTGCCCAGAAACTGGAAGCCGAGCAGAACAAAAAGATGTTCGAAGATACGCTTCTGGTTGAATCCGTCAACGCACTGGGCGATGATTACGACAATATCGATGAAGCCTTTAAAACAATGGACCAAATGACCAATGCCTGGGTTCAATCCGGACAAATGACCGAAGCAGACGCCATCGAATACCGCCGCTCGACACAGAATAAGGTCGCAGACCTGGCCGAAGAACGCAAAGCCAAAAAAGCCAAAGAGGAAAAAGAAAACTCCATCCAAATCACAGAAAATCTGACCAAATCCATCCTTGATGGCACCTTTACCGCAGACCAACTGGAAACCAGCGATCTCAGCAAGGAAGAAAAAGAGGCTTTTCGCCCAATCGCTCAGAACCTGTACTCTGAGCCAGCCGAAGTCACCGACTACGATGCATCCAAACAGGTCAATGAGGCAGTGATAGCCTACTCGCTCGGCGTTACCGATAAAAAGACCGCCCTGACCAGCCTGCTCAACATGCGGTATGTCACTGGCACCATCACCGATAAGACCTTTAGAGATTCCGTCGCCCGCATCAACACCAAATATCCTCCAAACTTTGCCGCCGTTTTGAGCGGTGTTCTATCGTCCATCGATGCCGAATCAAAAACCGCCGGATCAGACTGGTTCTATCCATCCTCCGACAAAGCCAAAACCGTCACGGTTTCCGAGGCCATCATGGACTGGGTAGACCAGCAAATCCGAGAGACCAAGAAATACCCCCCTATGGAAGATATACTCAAAAAAACGAAAGAGCTCGGCATTGCCATAAAAACCCACAATGACTCCATCATTCTCAATCAATCCTACCAGTACATGGACGCCAGCGGCGAGGACTTGAGCAGACTATCCAATGAAGAACTGATTAAAAGGCTGACGGATGAACAATAACGCCATACTTGACGAACTTAGACGGCGCGGATTAGGCGATAAACCCGAATTTAAGGAACTGGAACGGAGATATACCCCCCAAACCATCCAGCCTACGCCTCAGCAATTAGACCAGTCTGTCGCAGAGTCAAAACAGCAGGTAGAGGTGGCCATTGATAACAATATGACACTGGCCGAACTGCGAGCACAAAACAAGCAAAAAAACAAAAAGACTGGCGGAGACCCCGCCATTCCACCCATGATGATACCTAATCCATTTGGTCCAGACCCTCGGTCTCAAATGGAATCTGTTAAACTGATCAGTAAAACCGCAGAAGAAGTCGCTGTCTTTAACAAGGTTGAGGAATTCCAGAAAAACCCGGCCGCCACCGCAGAGAAATACAAAGACGACCCCGTCGTCGACTACCTGAAACAGTCCCCTAAAAGCTCGGTTTTTTACTCAACCATCAATACCAAATTTGACGCCCATCGAGCCGACGAACTCGAATACATCTCGAAGCTGCCGGAAAATAAACGCAAAGAGTACTACCGAAGCAAGGGCGTTATTTCACTCAATGATCAACTGGGCGATAAACGCCAGTACATGCTTTATTCGGGCATGCTCGGTACACTCAAAAACATGGAACTCGACCAGTCCATCGAGCGGCTCAAAAAGAACCAATATGAGACCATCAATGGATTTAGTCCCCTGAAAGAGCGCGACATCGCCATCGTCCGGGATAAGGTCTTTTTAGCCGAGGAAATGACCGAGCGCGGCATCATGACCAAAAACGACGCGTTCTGGAAATATATCGGCCAGAATGTGACCAAAGGCATCCTTGATATGGTCCGCTACGGCGGTGAAATCGCCCTATCAGGAGGCATGCTCAAAAACGGGGGCATTGCCAATCCAACCACTCATCTCGGCAGGATTGGATACGCCGGAGGACTGGCGGCGCTCAACCCATTTACAACCGGCAGCTATGCCACCAGCCGCATGACCGACAAGCTCAATGTTGATCAAAAAGGCAATATTTACATTGAAAAAGAGGGAAAAGGCGCTGTATCTGCTACACTTTTAGGTTTTGCCGAAAACACCAAAGACATGTGGACCGAACAGCAGGGTGAAGTTTTAGGCGAACTTCTGGGTAAATTCGGAAAAGCCGTACTCGGCAAACTTCCCGCCGGCGTCGCCAGCACCATCACCAAGGCGCAAGGACTGACAAAACCATTCTATGACTGGCTCGAAAAAGCCAAGATTAGCGGCATGCTGCCCGAACTTGGCGAAGAATACATCGACAAAGTCATGACCCCCGTCCTGATGCTGGACGATGAATACCGAAATAAAGACGAAACCTACGTCCGTCGCGTAGCCAATGCGATGATTCCAGACCCCGAAGAACTGCTGATTCAGACCCTGATTTTTGCCATTATCCCAGCCGGCGCTGGCTCATTTTCCCTGGCCCGTAAGGGGTTTGGCACCAAAGCCTATCAGCCCGAAGCTCGGGAAGTTGCAAAAGAGGACATCGATCCCCAGCTGACCGATGAAGAAGAAAAAGAACTGGCCGCCCTTGAAGAAGAATTCAAGAACAAAACGAACAAAACGAACAAAGAAGATGTGGCGAGTCCAGAACAAAGTACCGACGACCTCTACGAAAAAGCCCTCGCCGGAGATACCACTGCCTTAGAGCAACTCGTCGCACAGATTCAGCAGCTAAACCTGCCGACCTACGACCAGCTTCTGGAACGCGCCCAGAATGGCGACCAGGACGCCGCCAGTGCCATCCAGGAGGGCAAATACCGCCAGGAGACCCCAACGGCACCCCAGGTCAAAACAAACGTGCCCAGCGACCCCACAGCGACCTCAATCGAATACGGCGAGACACAGACCCCAGAGCAAAGACCCATGCCAGGCGATGGTACGCTCTTTGGAGACTTGAAACCCAAGCCCAAATTTGCCACCAAAGCCCCCCAGATGCCGCCCTCGGTCAAGATTCAGGCCCAAAAGATGGCCGACGACATCAGCGCCCGAGTGTTTATCAACCTCGAAAACGGCCAATTTGTGGTATCAACCCAGATGACCGACGGAACAGTTACCGCCGTAAATCCTACCATAAAAGAGGTAAAAGAGCCAAAACAGAAAGACCCAGAACGCGACCGCAGGAAACGCGAAGCAAAAGCGGCCATTTTAGCCGACGAAGCCTATCAATTGAACCTGCAAAGTCAGTCCGAACTGGACATCGCTCTCGCCCTACCCGAAAAAATCAACTTTGGCCAGATGACCGGTGACGCCCTGCAAGCGACCGAGGGAGACCCATCCCTGCGAAAAATGGTCGGCAAAGATGGAGCAGGAAAGCCTTTCGACCAACTCAGCGAGGACATGCCGGAACACTTTAAAGACGCCGACTTTTTGTCCGACCCACATAAATTCTTTGCCTTTATACGAAGCCACAAGCAAGGAAAACAGGGAGATTTTGATAAAAAAGCCCTAAAAGCAGCCCTGAGTGCAGCCGAAAAGAACGGAAACACTGATTTGTTGAAACAGTGGGCCGTTTTTGATATGATAGACCGCGGCATGGACGATGCCGATATTCAGGAAGTATTAGACGGAATAGACAAGGAGTTTGCAAATGTCGGAGAAAGCACAGAGATACCTCAAGAGATTCAAGAAGATGCTGGCCAGCCTGAGGAAACAGGAACCGGAGAAGAAGAAACCGGAATCGTCAAAGTAGATGACAATTTCGATGATTTCTTTGATTTCAAGGAAGCCGACACCTACGGTCAATCCAATACCATAATTTCAAAAGAGCAATATGAGCAAGCCAAAAAGGACATGCGACCGGACAAGCTCCAGTCCGGAATCTCGCCCCAGCAGATAAAATCTGCCATCCAAATAGGTCTTTATCACCTCGAAGCCGGAACGCGCGCCTTTGCCGACTGGTCAAATGCTATGATTTCCGACCTCGGAGAAGCCATCCAGCCGCAACTGATGGAGATTTGGCGCAAGGCTGGTGCGATTTATAAGAAAAATCTTTCCTCACCCTCCTCCGAAGCCGCACTGCCCTCTGGCGGTGCGGTGGGTGTGGATATTCCCACTATTAAAGCCAAAATCAAGGCCGCCTTTCAGCACATCACCGACGACCAAATCAATGCTGTTTTTGCGCTTTGGGAAGCCAACGCCGCCACACAGGACATCACGCTGGAACAATGGATACAGTCCAACATCGCAGATGTGCGGCGGGAGATGATACTCTCGAAAATCAGCAATGTCCTATATCAGTCACGCCACGCCGCTGAATCCTCCAATTACAGCGACCAAGAACAGATAGAAATCTACAGAATGTGCAACCAGTTTGCATTTCAGTATGTGCGAAAAAACAGGCACGATATCCGCACTGACCCATCCGACGTCGCCTCCGAAGCCTTTATGATGGTTACTCGTCAGAAGAAATACGACGGAGAACAACTCAAGATGGCCGTAGGCGCTCGCGTCAAAGCCGCCTATCAAAAACTTGTTACCGGCGGCATACAAAAGGTGGACAAAGACGGAACTGGCAAACCCATCTGGAGAATCGACCCATCGCAACGCGCCGCCAGCATCGATATTGAGGACGAATCCGGCTCGCGGGTTTTTGAGATTACCACCCACGATCAGTATATCTTCGAAGAAACAGAAAAGCTATTTAATGCCCTTTCAGCCCTCCATGAACGCAATAAAAGCTGGTTTGAGGCCACCCTCGCAGACACCTACGCCCTCGCCCGCGAAAAAGGCGTCAGTCCTCAAGCGGTTGACATTCAAAAGCGTTATGGTCAAGCGTTTATTGCCGAATTCATGGAAACCGGGAAAGCACCAGAACCAGGCAAACGAGGCCGGCCGACTGACAAAGTCAGTCCTCCAAGACAAAAGAAGAAGCTAAATGCAGGTGTTCTGTATCAACTGGGTGAGAAAGAAAATACTAAGTCGGAAAGCTTTAAAAAATGGTTTAAGAAAAGCAAGGTCGTGAACAAAGACGGAAGCCCAAGAGTTGTCTATCACGGGACAATCTATGAATTTAATGAATTCGAGATGCGGGATGATTCACACGGAGTCCCTGCGGCATATTTCGCAGGAAGCCCACAGGCGGCAGAATCCTATGCGGCAATGGATTACAACGACTATGATCCTGAGTATTTTCCAGCAAGGATTATCCCTGCGTATCTGTCCATTCAGAACCCATTAATTATCGACGAAAGCGAACAGCGGGTCACATTTAAGGATTTCCTTAAAATCGCCAAAGACGCATACGAAAAAGGACACGACGGAATCATTGTCTATAACGCCTTAGACGACCATGGCGCAAGATTTACTGAAAAAGGCGTCAATTTTGCAGACCTTGGGAACAAAGAAGCCCTCGAAACGGACCTGTTCATTGTTTTTTCACCAAACCAAATCAAGTCCGTATTTAATCAGGGCACGTTCAGCCGAAAAAGCGGTAATATCTTATATCAATCCTCCGGCCCTGCCCCTACCTTTTACTCCAAACTGCGCCAAGTCCTCGAAACCATGCAGCCCAAGATGACCGCCGAGCAATTCAATGGCTGGATTGCCAAACAGGGCATCAAGTCCGAAGAACTGGAATGGTCTGGATTGGGCAACATTACTGACCCGATCACCAAAGAAGAAGCTCTCTCGATTCTGGATGAGAATAACATCACAATCGAAGAAGTGACGCTCGGCGGGAATGCGACTGAAAATAAAATCATTTGGAATTCAAGGTTTAGGGGAATAGATTTATTTGGTACCGAATACAAAATAACCAAGATATCTGACACAAACTATAGACTCTTAGTTGAATACCAAGATGGAGGATTTTCTGATGAAAACTTTGAGTCTATTTCGGAAGCGAGAGAATGGTCTCAAAATAACGCATCCGAAAGCGAAAAAGAGGCAAATGTTAATCCGGAGAATGGAAAACCTACCAAATTTGAATCCTACACCCTCCCCGGCGGCAAGAACTACAGAGAACTGCTGCTGAAATTGCCGGACACAGTCCTATCTTTTGCAGAATGGGCAAAAAACACATTCGTGTTTTTTTATGCAAATCAGCTTATTTCTGATAGAGGACTGGCTGGATTTCTCGCAATGAGGAATGAATGGGATTCTTATCTCAGATCAATGAAAATCCCAAAAAGCGAACAATTTATAGTTGAAAGAGATGAGAAGAATAAAGGAAAATTTGCACTCATTAATCCACAGGGTGCCGCAATCGAGTGGAATTTAACACTTGATGATGCTTATGATAGAGCACAGTCCTATATCAAGGTAACAGGCTCTGGAACATTTAAATCCTCCCACTTCGACGAAACCAACATCCTCGCCCATATCCGGTTTAATGACCGCACCACCACAGATGGAAAACGCGCCCTGCATATTGAAGAAATCCAATCCGACTGGCATCAGGCAGGACGGAAAAGAGGATACGCCGGAAAGAAGACCGTCTTTAAATCATATTATAAGACAGAAGATGGCCAAATTATCCCTGTCGGATATGGAAGCACAAAGCAAGAAGCCCTTGATGCTGCAGGTGGATGGCTACATCTTAATTCTGTCAAAATAGAGGTAATGGAAGAAAAGGCCGAAGAACACGATGGCGTCCCAGATGCCCCATTCAAAAAGACATGGCACGAGCTGGCATTCAAACGAATCCTCCGCTATGCTGTCGAAAACGGATACGATGTTATCACTTGGACGACCGGAGAACAGCAGGCGGAACGGTATGATTTGAGCAAACAACTCGACCACATAGAATATGAACCAGTGGAAGATCCGTCCGGAACATACGACTTTAGAGCTTACGACACACAAAAAAGACTTGTTTTTTCAGAGGAAGAAATATCTCTCGACAAAATAAATGAATTGGTCGGAAAAGAGATTGCCGAGAAAATCAAAACAAATCAAGGTCGTTCTATGGCGAAAGAGCGACCATATCGCCCTGCATCGATGATTCTCGAGGGTCTCGACCTCAAAGTCGGTGGCGAGGGAATGAAAGGCTTTTATGACCAGATGCTGCCCTCTTTTGTCAACAAATATGTCAAGAAGTGGGGCGGACGGGTTGGAACAATAGAGATAGAGGTTGGACAAAAACAATTCACAATATCGCAAGAGGGTGTATATGGCAGATGGCGCGTACGGAATGGAGATCAACTCCTCAAATCATTCGCAACGCGAGATGAAGCCATAAAATATATTTCGACATTAAAAATACAAAAATATGTCGGCCCAACGATGACCCTTACAGAACTAACCCAATTCCGAGAGTATATCCAGGATAAAAACTCTAACGATGAAAATTATCAAAAAACACAGGCCGACCTGCACGTCATATCACAGCAAATGATGAATGGTTTGTCATTCGCAGAAGCCGTGGCAATGGCTCCTAATCTTCCTGCGGAAACCGCAGAACGACTTGGTGGAAAACTTGTCGAAACCGAATACAAGAATACAACTGCAGTCCACCAGCTCGAAATTACCGACGCGATGGCCGCCTCTGTCATGGGCGGTCAGCCCATGTTTCAGGACAAAAAAGCCGCGGTCGAATTCGCCAAAGACGGACGCGCCATTATTTACGGTTTCCAGTCCGCTGACGTTTCCTCCTTGGTCCATGAAACCGCCCATATTTTCAGACGCCTCCTGCGGCCTGACATGCTGGCACTGGCCGAACAAGAACTCGGCGTCAAAGACGGAAACTGGGACGTACCGTCTGAGGAACGATTCGCTCGCGGATTTGAACGCTACCTGCGGGACGGGAAAGCCCCAACCAAAGGGCTTAAGTCCATTTTTAAGGCATTCAGACAGTGGCTGGCGTCGATTTACAGGACGCTTAAAGGAAGCCCGCTGGCCGAAACTATCAGCCCAAACCTCAAAAAAGTATTTGATTCCCTGCTGGTCAAAGAAGCCAAAGAATCCAAATCCGGACTGCTGGACACCCTGACCGACCAGGAACGGGACGAACTCGACGCAGCAGAAAAGAAATTCACCGAAAAGACCCGTAACCAGCTCAATATGGGACTTGACCCTGAATTATTCGTGCTGGCCGGAAAGATAGGAAGCCTCTACATTAAAGCGGGATACCGCACATTTTCAGCATGGGCAGGACAAGTCAAGCTCCGACTTGGCGACCTGCCGGCAGATATTCTCAAGACCATTTATCTGGAACTCCACGACAAACACAAAGGACTCGACCCTGAAGAAGTGATTAACCAAGCGATTATGGTGCTCCTGTCCGCCCAGAAAACTTCAAAATCTCCGGACGACCTGCCCAAAGACACCAGCGTCACTGATGCCAACACCGAAAAAGAGATTCTGGATGCCGTAAAGACCCTCTCTGGCATCACTACCGGACGCAATGCCGACACCGACGAAGAACGCGAAATCCTCGGACTGGATGGAATCCCGTCGCCTCAGCGAAAGAAATGGCTGACCACCCTGCAAGATGCCAAGAACGCAGGACTGTCGTCGCAATCGCTCCGGCTGGCCGACGCCATTAATGCCAATCCTCGCCCTTTATCGGACACAGAAACCGCCGGTTTTATCATCAAAAAGGCCGAATTGAAGCGCGAATACAACCAAATCATGGCTGAAATCGATGCCGAAAAAGACCCCGAATCCCTGTCGTGGCTGGAAGTCAAACGCGCCCGAGTCGAGATGGAATATGACGCTTTAACGCTGGCCCTTGAAAAAGCGGGCACAGAACAAGGCCGCGCACTCAATGCCCGAAAGATGGCGGTTGACGAAGAACTCAGCCTGCTGCAGATTAAGACCAAAGCTAAAGCCAAAAAAGGCGCAACCCTGACCCCAGAGGAAGCGGCACGATTTGAACGTCTTCACAAAGAACTCGAACAGACCCGCACCGCCCTCAAAGACCTCCAGGACCGAATGGACAAGCTCGAATCTGAGCGATTTGTCAAGACCCGCGCCGCCCAACGCATCAAGCGGATGACCGCCCAAGAACGACGCTTTGACTTTGAAGCCACACTGAACCGAACCAAACAACTCATGCAGGAAGGATGTATCAACTAATGGCACTCGCAGACTGTACCGAACTGGAAAAGAATATCTCCCGATTGGCCGAGCATTTATGGCTCAGTACCGACGCCAAGAATCTCGATGATGTAGCTAAAGGGATAACCAAGCTCCTGCCGGGGTTAAGCAGAGATATGATTATCGACGCCATCGTTAAAGCCTCGGCCCGCGAACTCAAAGAGACCGATGAGGCCATTAAGACCTATTCTGACATCACCCGGCAAGCCAAGGTTGAATCCAGGACTCGCCGGATGATTGGTGAAGTCCAGCGATACTTGGAGTATGGGATTGTCCCTGAGCCGAAGAAAAAAGGCGAAAAACCGCAGACCGAGACCCAAATTCTCAAAGACCACCTGTCCATACTTCGCCAGCAACTCCGGCAATCCGACCCCGCGGTCGCCAAGCGATTCGAGAAATCCATCGCCCGACTGGAAGCCAAAATCCTCTCCGGAGACCTCGCACCCAAGCCCCGCATCAAGAAAGAGCTCAGCGACGACCTGAAGAATCTTCAATACAAAAAAGACATGCTCCAGCTTGAAATCCGCGACCGCATCCGGGACATGGAGCCTAAAAAGATTACAACCCGCATCGGTGAAGCCTGGGATTTCGTGAGAATCCCCATCACGACCGGCGAATTCTCGTTTGCCATGCGCCAAGGCGGTGTTTATATGCTCACGCACCCCTTAAAGTGGGGAGAAGCCCTTGTCGCGGCTTTCCAATCGCTCTCAAAACGCAGCTATCACGAACTCAATACCGAAATCAAGAACCGCAAAAACGCCCCAATGTACCTGAAATCCAAGCTCGGTATTATCCGCGAGGGCATGCCAACCACCTCCAACGAGGACATTTTAACCAATAGCTGGCAAAACAAGCTCCCTGTTATCCGGAATTTTTCCCAAGCCGCTGCCGGATTTATGAACAAAGCCCGAGCCGACCTATTCGACATCGGCGTCGCCACCCTCAGCGCCACTGGTCAAATGACCCAGGAGGAAGCCGAAATCTGGGCCAATTACATTAACATCATTACAGGACGCGGCAACCTCTACAGTTGGGAACGAGCCACCCTGCCCCTCAACCGCCTGTTCTTCTCAGTCCGCTACGTCGCCAGCCGCTTTCAGCTTTTAATGGGGCAACCACTCTGGCACAAAGCAGGAAAAGGGTCATGGCGGGTCCGGAAGATGATCGCCTTAGAATACGCCAAGCTTGGAATTGGACTATTCGCCATTTATATCCTCGGCTCTATTCTTTTCGGCGGCGACACCGAGGATGACCCTCGCTCCTCTAACTTCGGCAAGCTCATGTGGGGCAACCGGCGGCTGGACGTTCTTATGGGACACGGACAAATCGTAGTTTTTGCCTATCGCCTATGGACAGGGCAATACAAGACCTCCAAAGGCAAAATCCAGGACCTCTACGGCAAAAACTGGCGATATGGCAACAAGGAAGTCAAAGATGTGATGTTTGACTTTCTGCGATCCAAGCTCTCGCCCCAATTCGGCATGGCAATGGATTTACTGACCAGAAAGAACTTTGTCGGAGAAGAAGTCACACTATATAATACCGTCGCACAGAAATGGTACCCCATCACATACGGCGACATTTATGAAGTGATGCAGGAAGATGGTGTCGACGTCAATGTCACGCTTTCCGTTTTGGCATTGCTTGGCATGGGCCTGCAGACCTATGACTCCAGCCAAGCCAAACAGCAGAAACACGCCCAGACACGGACCAATCTTATTTATAGATAAGAGGCGTCCGATATTCTGGCTTTTTAGTGCCTGTTGAAAATGTGAAATTGTAGTACCTATCCGTCGTCAAGACCAGATAGACCACAACCGCCACAAGGACACCGATGGCAGCGAGCAGGATTTTATTGTATTTATTCATTGTCTCTCCCAAACAGACTGATATTGTACATAAATCGAGACATAAAAATCAAGCCAATTTATCTGATTGTAAGTGTTTATAAAAAAACGATTTATAAAAATCTCAAAAAAATAAAATAATTCCTGTTGATTTAGCTGGATACATCCGATATACTTATAGACGTAAAACAAACGCAATACAAAAGGTTGAAAAGTGAAAACAGACAGCTTAAACATAAGACTCGAAGATGGTGAAAAAAAACTCATCCGAGAAAAGATGAAGCGCAAAGGATATACCAAGATTTCAGAGTATATCCGAGACCTAATCCGGGTCGATGTCAGAAAGAAGTAGATTGGTAACAGATTCAAGCTCTTTTGGAAAATAATAATACCGGACTGTTGTCTGGACGCTGGAATGCCCTAAAACCTTTGCCACCAGTGCAATATTGGCCCCTTTATCGATGGCCCTTGTCGCAAAGTACCTGCGGCACGCATGAGCGGAAAACGACGGGATAGCCAGACGCCTCGATAAATACTTTAGAGAATTCACAACGGTCCATTTGCTCTTTGTAAACTTTAGATGGTATTTGACGCACAAGTCATAGGCTATTGAATTGAGCGGAACAATGCGGTATTTGCCGCCCTTGCCGAACACGGTAAGGGCACGATGCTCGCGGTCAAAATGCGACGGTTCAATTTCGGCCAGCTCTTGAAGCCGCAACCCTGTGTTGCAGAGAAACACCACAACATCGCGAGCCTTGCCGGAATGAGCAAAGATTTTCCTGTACTCCTCACGGGCCAGACACCTTTGCACCTTGAACCCCGCCGCCTTTTGACAACGGATTTTAGCGGCCACATTTTTACAGTCGTAGCAATCCGAGTACCACTCAAAAAACGACTTGATGGCCGACAGGTAGTAGTTATACGCGGTCCTCCCCGAGTATTTAGAGAGGAACCTCGCGATATGAATCCTGCCGACCTGATGGACCGAACAGCCGCAGGAGTCCGCGAATTTACGCAAAAACTCCCTGTAGCATTTAATCGTTGACGACGACAAATCTCCCCGATCCACTGCAAACAAGTCTATGGCTTCCTGCCAAGTGATGTCCGATAACTGACCAAGCAACATACAACACCATATGTCGGTATTTCCACCTAATTGCTTAATCCGTAATATTACGGATTTTTTAGGGAAAACCAATAGCAATAAATTATCTTTTATTGCTAACATCCGCAAATCGACATCCCCAATAAGCCAGATACCAACCAGAAGTCAAGTTAATAAACCCCCGCCCGGTCCTGAATCGGCGGCGTAGCTGATCAGGTGCCATTAAGTTGTTTTGCTATCGAACAACATCTTTTCATAGCCGGGCTGGGG